CCTCAATGTCGTCCGCGATGATGAGAGTGGCACGGGAGCCCGTGATCTGGCCGGTGATACCGGCGGCCTTCACGGATGGCGACTGCGAGATGCTGGCGCCGTTCACGTCGAACGCATAGGCCGTGTCGCGCTGGTCCTCGCGAGGGCGAAGATGCGCGAAGCGGTCCATGGTGTTCAGGAGGGTCTTCGTCATCGAGACGAATTCCTTGGCCTTCGTACCGGACGCGGAGACCACCAGGACCTTCTCGTCGTAGGGGTTGCGCTCCAAGCGCCACAGCACGTAGGCCGAAGTCAGGTAGGACTTGCCGATGCCTCGAAAGGCCTCCAGGACATCCTCGCGGCCCAGGGGGTTGGGCTCATGCAGGCGGGTCCAGCCGGCACGGTCTGGCTCGACCTCCTCGGGGCCGAACCACTCGCGGTGGTTACCCTGCGGGTCGATCCCGTAGCCGGCCCAGCCGTGCTGCAGGAAATAGGCGATGTCGTATTGCGCCGGGGTCGGCGCAGGCAGCGCAAGGTGCTGCCACACGAGGTAGGCCATGTTGCGGAAGTCCGCAAGCACAGGGTCCTCGTGGTCCCACCACCAAGCGCGATAGGGGCGCTCGGTGGTGTCGTGGGACTCAGGGATCACTGCGGACGGCCGAAGGGCAGGCCCTTACCTTTCGTCTGCATGAACTGGTCTAGCAGCCCGCCTTCACGTGGCTTGCCAGTCTGGGGCGTCTTGGGATCGCCTCCGCCCGCTAGGTCCTTAAGGTATGCGCGGACCACGGAGAGGAAGCTGGCCTCGGGCGGGCCGGTCAGGAGTTCACCGGAGACCGGGTCCTTCACGGGACCGTCCTTGGTCACCAGCGGCTGGGGTTTCAGGCCCTTGATGATCGCGTCCTCGAAGGCTTCGCGGATCGCGACTTCGTTGGTCTTGTCGGTCATGGGTTCTTTCTGGGGTGGCTGATGAGCCACCGCGCGAATTCGGGGTTGTCGCGGAGCACCACGGTCAGCCCAGTGGCGAGTGAGCGCACGTAGTCCTCCTCGACCTCGCCGCCGTACTCGCGGCCCTGAAGGGCGCGGATGGCGTGCATGAGTTCGTGGAGGGCCGTGTCGCGGAGGTCGAAGGCCGTCATGTCGTCCCGCAGGTCGACACGGCGCGGCTCCTCGTGCCACTCGCCGTAGGCGTCAGGCATGTCGGCGCGGGGCCGCATGCAGAGGGTCACGGACTGCCCCAAGACCCCCAGGAGTGCTGGGGGCGCCTTGGGACGGGCCGGCATCAGTTCGTGCCGGACTTGAGGTGGATGAGCTTCTCCAGGAACTGCTCACCGAACACTGCGCTCGCAGCTGCGAGGCCGATCACGGCCAGCTGGCTCAGGCCAGGTATGAATGCCAGGAGGGACCCGGCGGCCACAGCGAGTCCTGCGCTGACGAGGGCGCGGCCGAGCACGAGGCGCCAGGACAGCTTCTCGTTGGAGGCCAGGAGTTTGCCCAGGCCGACAACGAGGCCCACGACGACCAGGGCGATCAGGGTCTCGCGGAGGGACAGGTCATCGGTCAAGGATTACTCCTTCTTCCGGGTCGGCTTGGCGGCCTCGGGCTTCACCGGAGGGTACGCGGCACCGACGCCGCCGACGCCGGCCTCGGCCAGCTTCTCCGCGATGCTCTCGCCCTCGGCGACATCCACGGTGAGCACGGCAGAGCCGTTGTAGTTGGTGGCCTCGCCGGGGAAAGCGATTGCGGTGACGTAGCCGTTGTGGGCAAAGACGGTGATCTTCATTGGGATTCGGGGTAGGTGATGGAGAGAGGCGGCATCAAAGCGATTGCCTCGGGGATGCTGGGGATGTCGCCGGTCGCGAGGACCTCGTAGGCCTTCGTCCAGACAGCTGAGCGCCACAGGAAGAAAGCCTCGGCCTCTGCGGCGAACTTGGGATTCGGGTCGCCCCGGTAGGTGATCGCGGACGCGATGCTGTCGTAGTTGTGCGCTTGAGCGCCCTTGTCGAGTTCCGCCTGGATGGCAGAGATCAGGACCGGCGTAGGGTCCACAGGCTCTGCAGGCTTACGCGCGGGGAGCCCATCGACCACTTGGATCGCCCAGCCTTGAAGGGACTGGTAGAGGTCATCGGTGATGGCCTTTGCGTCACCGGGCATGTCGTCGCCGTGGACCTCGTGGCAGTAGAAGCCCATGGTGCTGGGCGAGAAGTACATTTGCATTTAGTTCTTTCAGTATCCGACGGCGATCCAGGTCACGGACTCGCTTGCGGCGCCCCAAGACGCCCCGCCGTTGCCCGTGTAGCGCTTCGCTAGGATGAAAGCGTTCGCGCCAATCGACGCAGCTTGGAGTTTGACGATGGAGGTGGACACTGTGCTGTCGTACAGCGTCGCCGTTACAGCCATACAGCCCGTGGGGAACACGATTGGGAACGTCAATGTGGCGTCGCCGGCTGCGGACGAGAATCCCCACTGGATGATGAGACCCGAGGGGAGCTTCTGCCAGCCAGTGGATGGGGAGCCCTCCAGGCCGACGATGCCTCGGTTGAAGGCCACCTTGCCATCCGTGCCGACCGTGAAGATGTCCTGGGTCGTCGCGTCGGGCAGGCCACGCGCGAGCTTCATCGTGCCGTTCGGGACTGGGGGAGTCTGCAGGGTGAAGTTGTTGGTCGCGGTGTTGCTGATGCCCACTTGGTGGGCGCGTACGATTACTTGGCTCATTTCCCGAGAACGAAGTACCAAACACCTTGCGCTCCTGATGGCGAGGCATTGGTTAGGTAGACAGAACTGGTGTTGGCGAATGAGATTCCGAGGACTGCATTGGAATAGCCGGGACCCGCGACTGTCGCCGAGGCAGCGATGCCCCCGGTGGTGAACGCGATGGGGAGAGGAATCTGCACCTGTGCGTTGCTCCCTGGGACGGTCGCGTAGCCCCACTGCATGATGAGACCGCTTGGCAGCTTCTGCCAGCCGCCTTGAACCAAGCTGGCCCCGAACTCGTCGGCAAACATCTTCATGGTCGCAACGGTGCTATCGCGCTGACCTGCGACTGTGCCGCCAGCCACGAGCTTCATCACGTCCGAGCCATTGACTTGCAGGTAGCCATCGTTGGATGTCCCTGCGCGTATCGAGATGCTCATGTCAGGCTCCTACGGCAAACCATGTGATAGCTTCCCCAGCGACCCCCGTGGTCCCATTAATCACGTACCGACGACGAACGTCGAACCCAGCCGCGCTGTAGGGGCCGATGATGGCGGAGATGACCGTGGTGTCGGGGGTGCTCGGGCCGTAGATCGTCGCGGAGACCGAGTAGCAAGCGGTAGGAAACGCTATGGGGAAGCTGATCGACGACACGCTACCGGTGGGGGCACTGAAGCCCCACTGGATGATGAGGCCGGATGGGAGCTTCTGCCAGCCCGTCCCCGCCTTGCTGGTAAGGAATTCGTCCGCGAACATCTTCATGGTCGCGACAGTGTTGGAACGCTCTCCCACGCTGGGGCCGTCCCCTTTGAGGATGATGCTCAAATGATTGTCCAGGTAGAGCCATCGGGGACTGTGTAAGACGAGCCCTCGGCGAACTTGAGCGGACCCGTTGAACTCGCGTTCTTCCCGGTGGTGCCCACGTAGACGCCAGTGATGGTGTTGGTGTTCTCGTAGAAGGCGTCGTCGTTTCCACCGCCTGTTGCGCCTCCAAGGGAGCCCCACGTCGTCCCATTGCCGCCCTCGTAGCGCTTGGTCTCCTTGTTGAACCGGAGATTCCCTTCGTCCGGAGCAGTTCGCTGGGCGGTGGTGCCTGAGGGGATCGACGCCGCACCCGTGTTGCTGGTCTTCTGTACCGAAGACGCAAGGTCGGCCTTGAGCGCCAGGGAGCCAGCGACTGTGGTCTTGTCGGCCTTGAGGTCCAGGGCGGCCTGCGCGGCGGTCGAGACCGGGAGGTCAGCTGGGGCCTTGTTGGCGACGTTGCCAAGGCCCACGTCAGCGGCGGTGAGGACCGCGATGCCAGTGTGACCGTTCACGGACGTGACGGGACCGCCAGCGATGCTGGCTGCAGATGCTGCAGCAGCGGAAGCGGACTGGGCCGCTGCGGTCTTGGAGCCGTCCGCGCTCGACGCACTGGCGGCTGCATTGGTCTCGGAGGTCTTCGCGGCCCCCTCGGAGGCCAAAGCGTCCGCAGCCGAACTGGCCGCCTGCGACGCGCTTGTCGCCGCAGCGCCGGCCCGGCCGTCAGCGAATGAGGCACTGGAGGCCGCGCTGCCCTTGGACGATTGGGCGTCTGCTGCGGATACAGCAGCGTTCGCCTCAGAGGCCGCTGCAGCCTGCTTAGATGCGAGGGCAGCAGCAGCGGATGCAGCGGTCGCAGCCACAGAGGCCAAGGCAGACTCAGCGGCCTCGGGGACCTGGGAGTACAGGGCGATCAGTTCGGCGACCTGACCCGCCAGGACTCGCATGTAGCTCTGCGTGGGGACGATGACGTAGGGGACGCCCGTGGCGTCTGCGCCCGAATAGGGGGTCGCCAGGGTCAGCGTGAAGTCCGAGCTTACGTTCTGGATTTCGTAGAGGGCGCCGTCAGGCCCCAGGAGCGCCTCGCCGGGCTTGACCTTGGAGACCCACTGGGTCCCGACGCCGAGCACGGCTGCGCTGCCGGTGGTCACCTGGACGGTGCCGGCCTTGTACCAACTCATGTCGGTCCTTTCGATTAGGGAATGTTGTCGAGGCCAACAACCATGTAACGGTTGTCGATGCCATTACTGCCGGAGTACGTCCAATCGGCCGGGAAAACGCCGGCCTGAGAGAAGGGACCGGAGGCGTTGCTTGCGACCAACTGATTCTCGGTCGTCACGCTGTTCCCAGTCACCCGTACAACACCCATGGTTTGACTTATGAACGCCATGAAATCTGGCTGCGTGCCGACGTTCGTGTACTGGATGAAGCGCTCAATGGCGCTGTACGTCTGCCAGGGGATCACGGCCACGTTGTTGTTGGCCCAGTACGTCGGCCCGCCCGTTCCGTCGTGGGAGCCCAGGACGTTCATCATGGGCCGCCCTGTGTCGTAGATGAGTGACTGGTTGCCGTCGAAAACCTGGAGCCCGTAGTTGAGGCCCGAGGGCTGGTGCGGGGCGAATATCCAGCAGTCGATACCCACATAACCGTTCGTGCAGATGAAGGTCACAGTGTTGCCATTGCGGCCTAGGACGGCGGCCCAGTTCCCGCCCTGCGGGCGAAAGGCCAATATCTCGCCCGGATACACGGTGACGCTGCCCGTCGACGTGTTCATGTGGGTGTTGTAGTTGTTCGGACCAGTCGAGATGGTCTGCTTGCGCAGCAGTGTTACGTGCGGCGTCGTACCGTCGATCTGGACGTGCCCACTGTCGCCGAAAACTTCGAGGCCAGCGGTCATCAGCGGACTCCGAAGTAGACCGTGCAGACGTTGGTCTGCCCGTAGGGTGGCGGTGCTGGTCGTGTGACGATCATCTGATTTCCTGAGAATTCAATGCGGGGCGCGGTGGACTGGGGGACCACGTCGTAGTCTCCGAATGCGAAGTTCGATCCGTCGAAAACGTAGAAGGCCCAGGGGATGCCTGTGGTGAGGCGACCATCCGTGTAGACGGATCGGCCCAGTCCAGGCTGCACGGCGCCGATCTGACGTGCGACACGGAAGTTCGTGTCGAACGTGAGGACGCCGTTACCGTCCCACACCTGGAGACCGGCGGGCATTACCAGACCCCCATGCGGACACGGAGTCGGTTGTTCTCGTCGTAGACCAGCGTCTGCGACCCGGTGATGACCGTGCGCAGCCCATTGGGGTTACCGGACACGAACGTCCCGAGGTTCGCCGAGAGGGCCGAAATGCTCGGAGTGCTGATGCCCTCGGGCGTGATCTGTGTTCCCAGGCCGCTTGGTCCCCAAGGGGACAGGCGGGTCTGGTTTGGTCGGGCCACGGCGACCATAGGGGCCACGAACATGCACCAACTATCACCACCAGTCTTGGTGGGCCCCTTGAATACACGGAGGTAGCACGACGCGGCAGTGGCGGGGGCCACTGCGAAGCCTCCCAGCCTCTTGTAGAGACCGAAGGATGGTCCGCCGGCTGGCCCCTGGTTGTTGCGCTCAGTCGCCTCGGTCCCGCTGAGTTCCGCCCCGTTCACATCCCTGAAGACGATCTGGAGAAAGTTCTCGCAGCGGTGCGCCCCGATGTACGCCGAGAACTCGTAGCGCTCCCCGGCCGTGCAAGGGATGTCTGCGCTGCTCAGCAGGCTGTAGTAGGTGTTGATCGACCCACCGAGCGCGTAGGTGTCGGTCTGGTGGAGGGCGGCGTAGTTCAGGCCACCGGGCTGATAGTAGGTGCCAGCGCCATTCACCACGTATTGGTTGGAGGGGATGTTGCCGCCACCGGCCCAGCCCTGAAACGCCGACGTGAACTGGGACTGCTTCAGCAGGTTCACTCCCAGGTTCACGTCGAGCTTCTCGGTCGTGACGGCGCCAGCCTTTATCAGGTCACCCGTGATCGTGTTGGCCGCGATGCTGCGGCCTTCGATGCTTCCGTCCACCAGAATGCGCCCGGGGTACGTGCGGTCCCCCATGGTGTTGGATGAAACAACCAGGGTAGGGGAGCCATCGACCAGCCCGGCGGACAGGATGGGCTTCGGAGGCGCGTCCAGGTTGTCGGCCGCGACAAACACGAGGCGGTCGGCCTGCATGATGATCTCGGATCGCGACAGGTCGTTGTTCGCTGTGGCCGCCAGCCCGATGCCGGCGAAGACGGGCTTGCCGTCCGCGCGTTGCACCTGGGCCTTCATGGTCCACTGGGCGCTCAGGCCGGTCACCTTGTCTGCGGTCACAGACATTTCCTCGACAAGCTGCGCGAGATCGCCATCAATGGCCGCCTGGAGCGTTGTGATTTGCTCGGCCATCGCGGCGTCAGCAGCCGCTCGGACTTGCTGCTCGGTCTGGATGATGGCCTGCAGGTCGTCGCCGACCTTTACCTCTAGGGTCTCCACGCGCTTCGCCATCGCCACCCCGTTCTTCACGGACGCGATGGCACTTTGGATCAGCGAGGCGCTCAGGGCTTCGATCTCTTCGTCACCGCCCTGGTCACCCGTGGTGTCGATGGCGTCGACCTTCGCTTCCAGGCTGTCCACGCGGCTCGCTTGCGCCGAAGTGGCAGTGACCAGCGTGGCGATGCTGGAGTTGACCGCAGCCGTCAGGTTCGACTGCTTCACCTCGACGGCGTCCACTCGGGACGAGAGCGTTCCGGTGGTGGCGTCGAAGTTGTTGACGGCCTCGGTGATGGCGTCGCGCAGCGCGGCGCCTTCGTTCTCCGCAGTGGTCATGCGGGTGCCGAGTTCGCCGATAGTCTGCAGACCGGACTGCAGCAGCCCCTGGGAGTACTGCAGAGAGTCCAGGGCGCCCGAGATCGTCTCGATCTCGTTGACTACCACCTGGACTGCTTGGGAGACGCTGCCGGCGATGCCGCCCGAGCGCTCCTGAATGAGGAAGAGGACCTGCAGCCGCGCACGGTTGAGGTCCTGGGCCGAGAGGTTCGAGGCATCCTTGAACTCGGCAAAGGACACAAGGTCCGGGGTGACCCGGAAGATTTTGAGCTTCTCACCCTGCGGCAAGGGTTCGCCGAACAGGGTCTTCACCTCGACTTCGTAGTCGCCAATGAACTTGAACAGGGCCGGTGCCGTGTCTCGCGTCACCATGATGTGGCTGCGGTCCAGGTACGGCCAGTTAAACGTGAAGCGGGTCTGTGACCCGTCCGTGGTGTAGGTGGTGAGCATCGTTGGTTTAGGACGGTGCTCACGCACCCATCACGGTTGATTGCCAAAGAGGCGGTTGAGAACGTCGTACTGCTGACGCATAGGGACGAGGGTCTTGGCCTTCTTGCCTGCGTCGGACCACTCGCCACGCGCTGCGTCGGCGCCGAGACCGCTGAGGGTCTCGATGGTCCCCATGCCCGGGCCGAGCATGTTGGAGAGCCAGGAGTTCTGGCTGTACTTCGATGCGTTGCCGGCGACGGTGGGAGCCAGGAGCTTCACGCCAGCGTCCGAGTAGGAGCCGGTCCACCCGAGGATGCCGCTGCGCTGGATGATCGAATAGGCGTAGGCCTTCGACTGCCGGTCGGGCTTCTCGCCCTTGCGCCAGTACGCGATCTCTGCGGTCAGCACTCCGGCGGCGAGGGCCAGCGCTGAGGCTTGGTAGGCCTTGGCGTCCTTTGGGGTCAGGGCCATCCGCTGGGCGCCAGTGCGCATGAAGTTCGAGTAGAACTGGAAGGCATAGCTCTGGAACTGGAGGAACAGCTTGCCGTACCACTTGTCCATCAGCAGGGGCTGGTGGCCCATGCCGCTGGTGTAGCTGGCGCGGCGCTGTGTCTTCTCCAGCGCAGTCGTGAGCAGGTCGGCCATCTCGGCGCCATCGGGGTCCTTGACCCACTTGTGCATGTTCGGCGACACGAGGCCATTCTCGTGAACGGTCGCGTGCTCCTCGAACATGGCGCCGAGGCGCTTCGCTTCGTTCTGCCCGATCCCGAGGGCGAGCAGGTCCGCTTGCTTTCCGGCGCTGAGGCTCGACCATTCCTTCTTCGTCCACTCGGCGAGGTTCGCCAACTGCACGAGGCCCGCACTGCGACGCACGGAGTCCGAGAAGCCGCGCAGCAGGGACAGGGCGTTCGCCTTGTCGGCCGCAAGGCCCAGGTACTTGTCGACCTTCCCGGTGATCTCGCGAGTCCTGCCCGTGCCGAAGCCGATCAGGTCCGCTGCTGATCCGCGCCCGAGAGCGCGGTCGGAGGTCGCCATGTGCGCCGCGTTCTCGAAGCTGCCGAGAATCTTGGCGAGTTCCTTCATGCCCGGGTCGCCCTTGCGGGCCTGCTCCAGGATGTAGCGGAAGTCCTTGCCGGCCGTGGCCGCGAACTTCATGAAGCCGCCAGCACCACCGCGAGCCGCCATCGCCGCCGTTGCGATGTCGCCAGCGGCGCCGAAGATGAAGCCGCCCATATACCGCAACAGGCCGATGCGTCCGATCTTGTCGGCGAACCACGTGAGCCCGTTGTTGTCAGTCAGGTCGTGGCGACCCTTGATGCGGTCCCAGCCGGCGACGATGTCCTCCTCGTTGGCCTTGCGGGCCTTGTTGAGGCGGGCGATCTCCTTGGGGTCTGAGGACTTCTCGATGAGCGCTTGGTAGTCAGCATTCATGTCGCGCAGCACGTCCTCGCGGGACTTGCCGCCGAAGGCCTTGTGCAGTGCGATCTCGCCGCCCATGTCTTGCGCATAGCGCTCCATCATGTGCGTCACGTCCGTCTCGACGAACCCGAGCTTCTTCAGTTCCTTCAGTTCCTGCGTCGACCACTCGATGGTCCGCTCCTGAAGCCGACCGGTTCTCGGGTCCCGATCCAGCAGCATGCCGCCGGGCGCCCGGTCCGCGCCGCGCATTGAGTCGACCCAGGAATCCACGTAGTGGGACAGTGGGGTCGACGCTTCGACGCGCTTCTGGCGGAACACCGCCTTGCGCAGCTGGCTCGTGGTTTGGGCCAGTTCCTTGCGGCTGACCTTCAGGCCCGCCCGGTTTCCTCGGTAGACCTCGCCAGCCTCACGCCACGCCTTGACGGCGTCTTCGTAGGCCTGCCGCAGGGCGTCCAGGCGCTCGCGCTCCATGCGGAGGGCTGACTCCAGGCCGGCCCGCTCAGCTGCTGTGCCGGCTTTCTGCTTGAGCTTTTCGCTGGCTTCCACCGCCTCGTTGACGAAGCGCAGCGCATCGCGCTGACCTTGTGCGGCTCGGTTGAGGTCCGAGACTGCGGCGCGATATTCGGCCATCGCGGCGTCCCGGGCGGCCCGTGCCTCTTCAAGCGCCTTGGCAGCTTGCGCCGCCTCGGCCTCGTTCTCAGCCATGCGGAGCACCGTGCGGCTCACGCCCACATCGACCCTTGCGGTATCGACGGCGGCACGCGAGCCCTGGAGGGCATCGGTCAGGTTCGAGATGTCGTTGCCGGCGGCCTGGGCCGTCCGCTGATTCCGCTCGGCCATGTCGGCCAGGGTGTCCAGAGTGCTCTTGTCGCCGTTCTCGGTGAAGCGCGAGTAGCGCTGCTCGATGATCTTGACGGCCTGCTCGGCCTCGTCGGCTGCTGCCCGCTTCGACGCGAGGTTGCGAGAGTGCCAGTTGGCCTCGACCTCGCGGACACGAGCACGCATCATCTTGAGGTTCGCGTCCTTCAGGTCCGCCTTCGCTGCGTCCAAGCCGTCCGAGATGGCCTCGAACTCCTGGGTGGCGCGAAGCTGCTTCTGCTGCGCAGAGATGACACGCTGCGCTGCCTCCTCGGCCGCCGCGTCTTCCATCGTCCCTCGCCAATGCGTGAGGATGTCGCCCTGCATTTTGAGGTCGCCAGAGTCGACGATGGACTTCCAGTCGGTGTGCGTCGGGCCGGCGGGCGCAGCCTCACCGGCCACAGGCTTCGCGTTCGGGTCCTTGATGTAGCCGTGTTCGATCAGGAACTCTGGACTCGGCTTCTCGGTGAAGTGGCGCAGCGCGATGGCTCGCATGGCGCCCTGGTTCTGGTCGATGGCCCGATTGATGTACATCATGGGCTTGCCGTAGTTCTGCTTGCGCAGTTTCGGATCAGCCAGCCCGATGCGCTCGGCCTCGTCCAGCATGGAGTCCATGAAGCGCGTCGCGGAGTCCGCAGCCTTCTTGACGCCGGTCAGGGCCTTCGCGGCTTCGGAGTCACCCATGCCCAGACCCTTGAGGGTTTCGAGCGCTTCCAGGTCTGCGCGGACGTTGTTGGTCATCCGGGCCGCCAGCTGCTCGTCGACGAGGTCGAAGAACGTCTGGCGCGGCAGGGCACGACGATCCACAGCGCCGAGGGTCGCCTGATCCAGCAGGCCACCGACCGTGTGGCCGAGGTTGCTGCTGCCCAGATCGACCGCCGTCTCGCGGAACGTGGTCTCCATGTCGCGAATCAGGGCCTGCCCCTCGTGCTTGTACATCACGACGTAGGCCTCAGCTTCAGGGGCGTGAGCGATGCCGCGTTTGTTCTTCTCCAGCATCAGACCGCCCAGGTCGTACAGCTGCGCGATGGCGGACTGCCCGCTGCCGCTGTACCCGTTCATGCGGCCGAGCGGCGTCGGGGCGCTCAGGACCTTGTCTAGGGCTGAGGAGACGCCGCCGCCCGTGGCAATGCGGTCGTCGCCAGTACGAGCCGCCATGGCCCCTGCAGAGCCGCCGACATGGCCCGCTTCCTCGGGCGTCTGGCCCGCGCGGTGCTCCACGGTCGGGTGCTCCGCTTCAACGCGCATGGGGTTCTCGGGATGCCCAGGACGCAGCGGGCTGTCTGGCGGCAGATGCCTGAACAGGGTGCCCAGGCCCGCGCCAATGAACGTGCCTGTCCCGATGTTCAGGAAGGCTTCCTCTGCCTTGCGAGTGGGGTCCATGCCCTGGAGGGCGACCTCAGCTGCCGCAGAGTCCAGGAGGCCTGTGACGCCGCCGACAGCGGCGCGAGTCGCGAGACTCCCAGCGCGGGTGCCAATACCGAGAGTGCCGAAGCTGAGGATCGTGGGGAGGTCCAGCAGGCTGACTGCCATGTTGGCGATAGTGCTGCCGCCATCGCCACGCGCGATGAGTTCTCGCGCCTCGATGTTCTGGCGGGCGACCTCGGCCTGCTGCTTGAACTGCGCTTCGCTGCGAACGTGATCGAACGTCCCCTGGGCCACGAAGGGCGCCAGGAAGCCGTAGCGCTCTCGGTTCTTCGCGAAGTACGAGAAGGGGTCGAAAGACTGCGAGGGGCTGTCCTCGCCGTCACGGGCTGCGAGGCCAAGGACGGACTGGCCGGTGATCGTCTCGATCTGCCACGTCGCATTCGCCACGTCCATCCAGTCGGGCGCAGAGAGGCGCTTGACGCGCTCGTCTTCCTGGACGCCGGTCTGCGGCGTGAGGTTTGTCGCTGGGCCGTTCTGCTCCGGCGCGAGGTCGACGATGGGGGAGGGGGTTGTTAGGGGAACCGCAGGAGCGGTCGTGGGGTTCGATTGGTCCATTGGTTCCAAAGAGGTCAGGGGTACTTGGCGAAGGGGAGTTGGAAGTGCGGACCGTCCCGCAGGGACTTCCAGTTACCGCCCCATTCCAGCGGGACCTTGAGTTGGTCCGCCGCCAGCGCCATCTCGACGTGCAGGCCGATGTACTTGGGAAAGTCCCAGTTCGCCGTGCCGTCCGGGTTCAGCACCACGAGGTCAACAGCGTGACCCGTGAGATGCCGAGAGTTCTGGGTCTGCGACTTGCCCGCCGCGACCAGCTCGCGCTGGCGCTCGGGAGTGCGGAGGCCCTCGGAGACTTGGAAGTTCACGCGGCCGGCGGCGGCGCAGCGCTCGACCACCTTGACGAGGTCGGGGTGCACGCCCTTCAGGCGCTCAATGCTTCGTGGGTTCAGGGTCATCAGTGTCGGTCTCGTGGGTTGATCTCGGCTCGCGCGACGGTCTCGGCCGTTCGGCCGGGGATGCGGTTGGTCGAGTTGTCGAAGTACTTCTCGGCGGCTGCGCCCATGAAGCGAGAGGCCTCGTGGTTCCGGCGCGAAGCGAAGCCGGGCGGGCCACTGCGACGAATCAGGTCCGCGACCTGGGTGTCCGGCTCGCCGCGCTTGATGGCGTCGACCACTGCCTTCGGGTTGACGCCCTGGTAGAGCATCGAGACCAAGGCCGCTCGCTGGTGATCGCGGATCGGAGTGCCGCCGAGTTGCCGCTCCAGGATCGCGTTCTTCTGAAGGATCATGTATTCCTGCAGCGCTACAGCGTTGGCCTGGGAGATGGGCTTCCGCCCGTTGAGAACATCCTCGTAGGCAGGCCCGTCCCGGCCGACTGCGGCCTCGTACAGTTCCCGCCCGCCGGGCTGGGTCAGGTTGAAGCCGTAGCCCACGCTGACTTCGTGGCCGTTGACGTTGTCGCCTTCCGCCACGCGGAACTTGCCGGCCTTCCGCTCAGGGCTCAGGGAGCCGTGGTAGGCGTAGGACTCATTGCCCTCGGCGCCGCCGATGTCGTCCTTTGCCAGCTTGAGCCAGCCCATGGGCGTGCTCGCGCCTTGGAAGGCCGGGGTGGATGGGGTCTGGGATTGCATCAGTCCTTGGAAGGCTTCCATGTTCCAGCCAGAGGCAGGGCGACTCGATTGCGCCCACGAGGTGAAGTTGAGTTCACCCCGCTGCGACATCTTGTCGATCTGCTGCTGGAGGATTTGGTCGCCGAGCTTGTTGGGGTCGGTGTTGTCGGGGAGTGCCATGGCTTCAGGGTTTGGGGTAAACGACTGCTGCGCCGCCCGGGAGGTCCGTGACGCCGTTGGGCTGCACGTGCGTTCCAGCGCGGTACTTCATGACGAGGCTCTGCCGCTTTGCGATTTCGGTCTCGCGTTCCTTCTCGCCGACCTTGAGCCGGCCGCCGTAGTACAGGGTGTAGCCCTGGCCGTTGGGGCCGTGGTAGCCGTCCTGCTGCGCGTACCAGCCCGGGCCGAGGTTCTTGCGGAAGAACTCCGCAGCCTCCTTGGGGTCCTTGGGCACAGCGGTCGCGGTGAGCCCTGCATCGCTGTTGAACAGCGAGCCCGGCCCGGTGCGCAGCGCTACCGACTCTCCAGGCATGAACTGGATGGCTTGGCCGCTCCCATCGCGAACGGCCGATAGGCCGCTGCGGTTCGGGCGCTCCAGGTAGAGCTTCGTGCCTTCGCCGATCTTGCCGGGCAGCATCTTGTGCGCGGCGCTGGCGTCTTCGGCCCAAGTGACCACGAGGTCCTCCTGGTCGCCCAGGGCGTTCGTGATCTTCGTGCCGGGCGCGTAGATGGGCGCGTAGCCTTTGCTCACTGCGAGCGGATGCGCAGGGTCCTCGTTGAGTGGGTGGAGCATCTGGCGGCCACGGCCTCCGAAGGGGTCGCGGATAGCTTGAAGGGCTCCATCGAAACCTGGGACCACCACGTACTTCCCGGTCTGCCCGGCGACCGCCTTGATGGCGTCGTCCAGGTTGATCGCGCCGCGCGTTCGCTTGTGCAGCTGGAACTGGTCCAGCAGCAGTGCGTCGAACGTCGCGGACTCGTTGGAGTCCAGGGCGACCGTCGCGTTGCCGAACCACTTCTTGCGCTCCGCGCTATCGAGCAGGGCACTCGTGCGGGCCTCGGTGATCTTCTTTTCGATCTCCTCGGGGCGACCTGTGACGCCGCCCTTCCGCGCTACTGAGGCGAGATCGATGTGACCCGTGCGGGCCACGTCGGCGAGGTCCTTGGCGTCGTAGGGACGGTCCACAAGGTCCTTGGCGATCTGCTTGATGCCCCGGTCCCCGTTGGACATGATTTGCATCGCCCAGAAGGTGTTCTCGGCCTGCTCGTTCGGGAAGTAGCGGTGGAGCTGGTCCTTCGTCATGCCACCCTTGAGCAGCGTGTTGTAGAAGGTGAAGCCGCGCTCCATGAGAACAGGGTCGCGCCCAATGAGCGGGTTGCCGATCTCGGCCTTGTAGGTGTCGCTCATCGTGTCCTGAGACGCGGCGCGGGTGCCCTTGTCCAGTGCGTAGAGGGCGAAGGACTGCAGCGCTTCGTCGTTCACCATAGGGCGCACGAGGCCTGTGCCGTCGCGGCTGGCGGCCAGGGCAGGGTACTGGGCCGAGGCGTCCTGAGACATCCCCACGTCGTAGTGCTCCGACAGCACAGCGCCCGGCGCCTTCCCGAAGGACGACGCAACGCGCATGGAGTCCTGGGTCCCGTAGTCGCCGCGCTTGGCGGCCAGGAACAGGTTGACCCCGGCCTCTTTCTGTAGACCCCGTTGCCACTCGGCGGCGAGGCCGAACTTGTCCAGTCCGACGCCGTGAATCGAGTCGATGGCAAAAGCCCGCCGGGCGTAGTCAGCGACGCGATCCGGCGGCAGGATGCCGTGGGGATACCGGCCTTTCTCCATCGCCATGTCCTGGTGGAAGCGTTGGAGCGCCTCGCCAGCGTCGTAGGTCTTCACGGAGTTGGTGCGCTTCAGGACCTCGCCGCTGATGCGGTTGAAGTACTCGGGCTCGGTCTTGTCCAGTCCAAGCTCCTGCATGGAGCGCAGCACGCTCTGGCCTTGGCCATCGTTCTGCACCGCGCCGGCCACCGCCGCCATGAGCACCTTGTCGCGCAGGGTGGTGTCGCCATGCACGAGGTTCCCGATGCGTTCGCGCATCTCTGCGAACTGCGGGGTCGTGATGCCACCGGGCGAGAGCACACGCTGCGTGAACTGCTCGATGACCTCTGCGGTCGAGTTCTGCAGCACCGTGGCACGGCTGGCCTCCTGGTACTGCGCGATCTGCTGGTCGGCCGCCTTACTGAACTGCGACAGCATGCGGGCGTCGTAGTCCGGATTGCCGGTTCCCGATCCGACCTGCTCCTTGAAGTAGTCGCGGGCGACCTTGTTGAGGTCTACGCTTCCATCCAGGGGTTGCTTCGCCATGTGGGCGCGGAGGCCCTCGGAAAGCTCGAAGGCATGCGCATCAGCTGCAGAAACCTGGTACGTCCCAGCGTAGGCGTGCCGATCCGCGTAGGCGGGGTCCATCGGCTTGCCGAGTTCCTGGTCCGCCACAGCCTGCTTGGCGAGCGCTTGGTTCTCGCGCTCGATCTGGATCAGGTCCTGCTGGTGGTTGACTTGGTCGACGGATTCCAGCGCTTTCTGGCCCGCGTTGAAGAACGAGCCGAGGGCGTCGCCGATGGCTGAGAGCCCCCGGCCATCGTTTGTGTACTGAGCCGCCGTGGGCTTGTACAGCTGCGTGTTGACGCTCGGGGCGTCGGCGGTGTTCCCCACGTCACCGTAGCGCGTGGGGGTTGGGTCGAACTTCCGAGATGCTTCGCCGGCCATTACCAGTCCTTGTCTGTGGGTGCGTAGGGCGACTTCTTCAGGGCGTAGTCGCTCTCCATGTTCTTCGTCAGGGTGCGCTGCACCCCTTGGCCGTATTCGCGAGCCGCTGAGCCCGCTGCGGCCGAGGCGACCGAGGACAGGAACCTGATCTGGTTGGCACCAAAGGAGGCGTTGGCTGCGCCGAGTGCGTCAGCGTTCTGGGTCTGGGCTGCAGCCACCTGACCACGAATGGTCGAGCGCTGGTTCGCCAGGGATGCGTCGATGCGCGAGTAGTCCTCGGCAGCGCCTGCGTTGATGTTGATGGCGCGGGCCGCCAGCGAGCCGCCGCCCTCGGCCGCGATCACGCGAGCCATGGACAGTTGCTGGGCCGCTTTGCGGGTCCGGTCAGTCTGAGCCTCGAAGGCCTGGGCTTGGGCTGCGCGGTCGTTCTCCTGCGCTACCCGATAGCTCTCGCGGGTGTTGTTGTTGGCCGTCTCGGCCTGCTGCATGACTGCAGCGTCGCTGGCCGACTTCTGCGCGAAGGCGCCGGCCGCCGCGACCGCGAGCAGCGCGATGGTGGTGGGTTCACACATGACGGTAGTGGGGGATGAAGTGGGGGTGCCCCACGTCGTTCTGCGTGAAGCCGAGCCACCGAAGCCAGTTGAGGTGCAGCGCGTTCTCGCGCCACGCCGCACAGGCCAGGGTGGGGTAGAGCGCATGCGCCCGCGCGATGGCGGGCCGGCAGGCGCGAAGGAATGAGAGGGGGATCGACTCAAGCTCGGGTGACCCGAGCATCCAAATGGAGCCGGCCCCAGGCCGAAGCGGGCCGACGCCCCAGATGCCTGCCAACAACCCGGCTTCAGTCCAGATGCTCTGAGTGAAGTCGGAGTAGCTGCAGGCCGTTGTCACTGCCTCCAGCGGCAATGAGGCCGTACCCAACTCGATCTCCTTCAGGTCGCACGTGCGTAGCGTCGCCGCTAGCAATGGCAGGTCGTCGGGATGGGTGGGCTTGAGGTTCATTGCGTGAACGGGTTCGTGTACCGGGCCATCAGCGTGAAGCCAGTGATGGCTGTGGGACCAGTGGAGGTCGTGGATACCGTCAGCTGCGCCTTGTCCCCTTGCGAGTTGAAGGGGATGCGGTGCTGTAGGTTGAAGCCCAAGTCAGGGACCAGCGCCTCACCTACCGCCCGCGCAGAGCGCTGGTACGCCTGCTGGATTCGGTCGTTGCGCGTGACGGTCGCGGTGAAGTCCCCGGCGACCAGGGCGTCCACGACCACGTTGCGGACCTGGAGCCGGCCCATCGGGGTCGGCTTGTCGTCGCCCACGCTCGCGTAAAACGGACTGAAGGTGGCCCGGCGGGTGAAGCGCACGCCGAGAAGACCAGAGGACGTTTCGAGGTGCGTCGCGAAGTGCGCGAGCCACTGCTGGCCGTCCCAGACTTTCGTCAGCGGGTACTCGTGGCGCCAGTTGTCACCCTGGTCCACCGAGAGCAGAAGCTCGGGCATGTACTGGAAGCCGTTCGGCAGCATCACCTCGCTGCGGTTCCGCGCCGCGTTCCAGGTGATCTGGACGGGAGCCTGGAAGTCCAGGCGCAGCGTGCCGCTCAGGTCCGCCTCGACGGGAACCGAGAGAGACCACAGCATGTTCGCGCCGACGCCCAGGACGTACAGCGTGTCCTGGTAGACCCAGAAGTCCTGGATCGACGTGATGTTCGGGAACGTCAGCTTCGACCACGCGCTCTGCGCCCGTTGACCGTCCTTGAAGTAGCCCGAGTGGACGTACAGCGTCCCTGGGTCCGAGGCGGTCCAGGCGTAGTGTCGGCCGGCCTGGGCAGACCCCCGGATGCGCGTGATTCGCCCAGGGACGTAGCCGGGGATGTGCTTCGACAAGTCCTCCGCGACGTTGTTCGCAGAGCCTTCGTCGTAGGTGTACTCCCAGAGCGCCGAGCGACCCTCGGCCTGTCCAGCGAAGTAGAGCGCGTCGCCGACCACCTTGGGCTCACAGCCCTCGTTGATCTGGTAGCGCGTCGCCACGCCGATCACGGCGTCGGTAGGTGTGATCGCCTTGTCGCCAGGAATCTCCAGCTGGGCCGTGTCGAACATGACCATTAGCTTGTTGCGGAAGGCCACCAGATGCTGGATGTTCCCAACGTCTGGTGTGTCGGCCGGAAGGGTCACGGGGTCCGCTGGACGCACTTCACGCGCCGACTCGCGGTAGAAGTTGAACAGGTCGTCAGGCTGGCTGGAGTAGACGGTGTCGGTCGATCCGAACCACAGGCGGCCCTTCCACTGCGCCATCGCGGTGATGCGTTGCCCAATGAAGCCGGGCTGGGGATTGCTGTCGTCGTCGCCGACTTTGCGCGGCACCCAGTCGCACGGCTGAAGCTCGAAGGCCATTGGGCCGGTCTGGTGGAGGCGGATGGGCATCGAGCCAGGATGAGGCGCCCCGCTGGCCTGGGCGGCTGGCAGATAGCTGCACTCGACCCAGGCGTTCTTCACGGCGTCGTACTGGACGTAGTAGGCCGACTTGGCGTTGCCACGGCCCTCGTCCACCAGGATCGGCACACCGGCCTCGAAGACCCCGGGGAGGTCTGTGATGGCCTGGACGCGGCCCTTGATGCAGAGCATCGCGGATTCGTCCCAGTCGTTCTGGGCGATGACCGTGGCGATGATGGCTGGGGTGGAGGACAGGCGGATCACGTTGCCGCTCACGCGGAACGCAGCGACGCCGGGCATGTTGGACGCGATGTTGTTCGCGAGGCCGAGCGCTACGAAGTCGCGGGTCACGAGATTCCCCTGGTTCGCTGCGAGCGTCCAGGCGGCCGAGCCCTGCGAGGAGGTCACGGTGAAACTCTGCGCGGCGGTCGTCAGCTTCTTCACGACCACGTAGCAGGTCGTGAGTTCTGGCTTGCCCGGCACCGAGGCGCTGGTGGGCACGGTCGGGTTGAGGATCAGGGTGGTGTCCGCGATGCTCAGGAACTTCAGCGACTGCGAGGAGCCGATGTAGTTCGCCACATACGGACCGACTGCAATGGACGCCGCGCCGCCGTTGGCGAGGTTGCGCACCTCCAACTGCCCGAACTCGGCTCGCTTGAGCACGACCCAGCGCTGGCCGTCCGTGGTTCGGAAGTAGTGGTGGTTGCCTGACATGTAGTTGCCCGGCGGAAGCGCGAGGAGGCCCGTGGTGCCAGTGCGATCCACGATGCCCCCGATGTCCACGGACGGCAGGAAGTTGTCCAGTTCCTGCATCTGGCTCGGCGAGCGCAGAAGCGGAGCTTGTCGACTCACGCCGTGGTACAGGCCGCCGATGCGCGGCTGCAGGAGTCCGTCCATCAGATGCCTCGTCGATAGGTTCGACGATGCAGGTAGGCAAGGTCGGGGTTGTCCAGGATGTTGAAATCGTCGCTGTCGCTCTCGGCGTCATGCGAGTCGGCGACGGCTTCGAGGCGCTCGTCCTTCGCGAAGGCGTCAAGCTGCGCGGAGCCGACATAGCCGCGCTGGTAGGCCATGGCCGCCCGGGCGACGATCTCGCGCTGTATCGCGAAGGGGCACTGCTCGAAGGGGAAGTTGAGGATGCGCGTGACCGTCACCGGCTTGGTGAACACGTCGGTCTGGTTGTCCAGGTCGTATAGGAAGGCTCCGCGCTGCGCGATCTGCAGGGAAGGGTCGACCGGATCGATCTGCAGCACGTTGTCTGCGACAGCGATCTTGCCGTCCACGTCGGGCGTAAGCTCGACCTTGCGGTCTGTGTTGAAGAAGCATCCCTTTGCCAATACCTTCGTGGTCTCGGCATCGAGCACGGCGCTGCAGTTGGCGTAGTCGCCTGCGCCCTCGACCTCGACGAGGATGATCTGTTCGCCGTGGGCGGTCAGCATCTGGTTGATTGCTTGGAGTCTGGAAAGCATTGGGAAGGGGACGAAAAAAGGAGGCCCCCGATTTCTCAGGGGCCTCCAGGGGATTGCCTTACGGCAGGGCGAACTCGACGGCCAGCTCCGAGCGGAGCGTGCCGTGGCCGTTCACGCGCTTCGCGATGAGCACGTCTTCCTGACGACGGAAGTCACGGCCTTGCTCGACGGTCACGCCCAGCAGCGACAGCGACGCCACGGCGTCCGGAGCCCACAGCAGACCCGTGGTCTTGCTGTAGTTGGCGCGGTACTTCGCGTACACGTCTGCGTTGGCCGTCTCGTCGGAGTTCGGCAGCAGGTTCGACGGGAAGATCGTCACGCCCTCGAAGCGGATCGCTTCGGTCACAGCGGCACCCACGCCGGCCGTAGCCAGCTGGATCATGCTGTTCAGGTTGACGAACACGCCGCCGATCTGGGCGTACTTGATCGCGTCGAACACGGCGTAGTTCACGACCATGTAGAGCGTGGTGCCCTGGGGCACGTTCTTGCCCGCGAAGTGCTCGCGCTTGGCGCGGCGGATGGCTTCCATCCACTTGATGCCGTCGATGGCGCCAGAGGCGACGTAGGTCGCGTCGGTCAGCACCGAACCGCCCGAGTTGGGGATGCCTGCCAGAGCAGCCGTGCGGGCGGCCAGGGCCACCGAACGGAACACGTTCTGGTCGTAGGTACGCGCCAGGGCAGCGCCCATTTCCTGGGTCATCGGACCGCGAACGTCGAAGTGCGTCATCAGCACGTCGAGGTCCCACAGTTCGTGCACGGCCACCAGGGGCGCGTCCACGGTCACCGTGACTTCGTCGGTCGCGAAGTTGTTACCCATCAGTTCTTTGCCGCGCGTGATGTAGCCGGCCTGCGATGCGCCGGTACGCGGGAACTGCCAGGACTTGCCGGCCCCGATGGTCTTCTCGCGGGTCTTGCCTGCGGTCAGGGTTTGGGCCATGAAGGCCGTGAGCACTTCGCCACCAAACTGCTTGAGGAAGAGGCTGCGGTCGTCGTTGGTCGAGCCCTTGCCGAATGCGACGGGCGTGCCGTCGTTTGCACTGAAAGCCATTGCGACTTCTTTCTTTCTGAGGGGATGTGCTCCGCCCCGCCGCTGGAGAAAGCGGACGGACAGGAGGAGCGAGGGGTGTTGAAGCGCCGCTCAGGTCGAGCGACGCCAGCCCGCATCAGGCGATGCAGGCGAGGGACGAGGGTTGCCCCTCAGGGGTTAGAACGTGCTGACGGCCAGCTTCTGCTTCACGTCGTTGTGGTACGCGGCGTCGGTCCAGTAGCGCGGGTCCGCCATTGCGGCGACCAGTTCCTGGTTCGAGCGATAGCCGGTCACGACGGGCTTGGAGCCGCCCGAGCCCAGGGTGAGCTTCGGGTCCTGGCCGGCGTTCATGCGCTGCTTGAGCACAGCGATGGCTTCGGCGGCCATGGGTCCGTTGAGTTGCCCGTCGAAGTACTCGCGCTGTTCAGCGCTCAGGTTCTTCTGACCCCAGGCGACCAGGGCGTCGAACTCTGCCTTACCGCCAGCGGCGGTGTGGAGCTTCGTCGTGGCGACCTCGGTTTCCAGGGCCAGCAGACCGCGCACGCGGGCGTTCAGGCCCGCCAGTTGTTCGTCGGTGAGGCCGAGCTTCTTCAGGTCCGCAGCGATTTCATCGGGGACCTTCTCGGCGCCCAGGGCGTTGAGCACGTCGCCCTTCTCGAACAGCGCACCGAGGGACGGGGCGTCAGGAGGCGTCTCGCCATCCTTGGGTGCCTCGGAGTCCTTGGGCTTGTTCGGGTCGGCTTGATCGGCCGGCGGGTCGGTGAGCTTCGGGCTCGGGGCGTTCGGGTCGGTCGGCGTTGCCTGGGCTGCAGCGGGCTCGGCCGTTGCTGGCAGGTCGATCTTGCCGAACTGCGCCTCGTAGGCGGCGATCATGGCGGCTTGGTACTCGGGGCTTCCGGGGGCGGGCGCTGCAGGGGTTGCGCTTGCCTGTGTTCCAGCGGAAGCCGGAGTATTCGTGGAGGCGCCAGGAGCGCCTTGGGTTTCAGTCGTCATTGAGCGTTGAGTGCTTGTTGGGCCGCTGCACCGGCCACAGGGCCGGCGGCCGCCTTGGTGGCGTCAGCGACCATCTGTTGCTGCCGTTCGGCTTCCTGCCGCGCCTGGACCTCTGCGGCGTCGCGGATGGAGCCGGGGAAGCCGAGAGCGGCCACGGTGGGCGTGAGGATCGTGTCGAACTTGAAGAACATCGCGGCCTCCTGTTGGAAGGCAGGCGGGATCTCGTTGATGAGCCCGAACAGGGAGCGCGTCTTGTTGACCTGCGCGTCCTTGCCGAGGGCTTCTAGACCCGTGGTCACTTCGATGTCGACCTGATCCCCGAGGTTGGGGAGTTCGCGGCGGCTCTGCATCTGGGCCATGAGCTTGCGGATGCGCCACGCCTGCAGTTCGGATGCGAGCAGGGAGTACACGCCACCGAGGGCGGTCTCGATTTCGCTCGCGAGCATCTGCAGTTCGTAGGCGGTCACGCGCTCGGCGTCCCGACGAAGGTCGCCAGTCAGCAGAAAGGCTTGCGCCAGCCCGCGCTGGAGGTCTTGCTTCTCGGCAGACATGGTCTGCATAGCCGCCGAGTTGTTGAACTGGAACGGCTGCACGTCCCCGTTGGGACCGCCGCGACCGGAGAGCACCGCGCCGTTGCGGGCTTCGGCGATCCGCTTGCGCAGGTTGCCGCCGGCTGCATTGGGCGCGACGAAGATCAGGTTCCGCGCCGCGACAGCGCCGCTCTCGCGAAGCTGTTGGGCTGTGGCGTCAAGGCCGACGAGGTCGGCGTAGTTCGCCTCGACGTGCGAGCGGCCGTAGTTCTCGCCGGGCACAACCTCCCACGCCAGCGCGTTCGCAGGCATGAGGCCGTAGTGCGCAGCCTCGAACTCGACGACAGCGTCGTCCAGGTCCTGTTGGACCGTGTAGCGCCCCTCGTCGCGTGTGGCGAAGCGGGTGTACAGGACGGCGGTCTCGTCTTCCTTCTTCGAGGTGCGGCCCCGGAGGTACTCGGGGAGGGCGCGGACCTTCATCTGCTCGGCTGTGACCAGCTCGATCACTCGGCCGTTCCAGTCGCGGACGCAGACGAACTGCTCCAGCCGGAACTGCTTGATCGCTCCGGTCGGCGTGATGTACTCGGCCATGTTGCCGGCAACGATCAGGTGCAGGAGGGTCGTGTAGGTCGGCCGGCGCCACTGGAGCGCCTCGATCTTCGAGTTGACCAGCTGCTCGCACTGAGCGAGGCCCTTGGTGATCTCCGGCGGCGGCGTGAGCACGCCTTGCTTGAGCATCGTGGCGACCGGAACCTTCAGGTTGAACGAGGAGGTCCCAGGCGGCAGGAGCGCCATGAGGAGCTTGGACGCGAGGTTGATCGACGCGCGGGTCCCGAAGCTCTGGTGGGTCTGGGGAAGGACGCTCGAAGCGGTCTGGCCCTGGGGAGGGCAGACGCTCGCGACTGTCAACGCGGAACAGGCGCGAGCACGTTGCAGGTAGGGGTCGCGCTCCGGCACCAGTTCGTTGTAGCGATCCTGGAGCTTCACAGGTTCACTCCGACGCCTGGGGGCGCGGTGAGGTACTGGGCTCGCAGCGACTGCCGCTGTGCGGAGCGCTTCTTCACCGCGTCGACGGGTGAGTCTTCAGCGCCGAAGATGGCCTTGGCGGCCGGCGCATCCGGCTGCGGCGGCGTCGGCGCGGGCGGGGTCTTGGGCTTGGACATAGAGGGGGAGGTAGAACGGACCGTCCCCCAGGAACCCGAGGCGCTCCACCAGACGGCGGTGCTCAGGGAGAGGGAAAGCCCAGACGCCGTGGGCGCCGGTTGCTCGCGCTGAAGCGGCGAGGTACTTGAGAGTTCTGGGGGTCACCCAGCGGCCACGAAGGCCGGGGGAGACGTAGAGGTGGAGGGTGACCTCCCGGGATCGGATAGGCTCGAACCACACCGCGCCGCGAAGCTGGCCGCCCACTCGCAGGAAATGCGTCGCGCATCTTCCCAGTAGAGGAGCAGTCCAATCCGCGGCAAAAGGGTATGCCTCTCGGCGAAGAAATGAAGCCAGTTCACAGGACTTCGCCTTCTTGCTCTGCCGTGGCCCGGTTGAGTTCGTCCAGGTCGGTCGCCCACTGGCGGATGCTGAGGATCGCTTCATGGACGCCTGCGAGTTCGTGAGCCGCCGTGTAGTCCCGCGCCCGCACCAGGGCCAGGGCGTCCGCCGCTGGAATCAGGAATTCCAGGTAGTCGGCCACGACGCGCAGCCCGGCCGAATCCGGCAGGTCGCGGGGGAGCTTGCCTTCCTCGAAGCGACTTAGAGTCTTAGGGATGAGGATAGGGTCGGCATCACTTTGCGGGGGTTTATTCCTGGCGGCCGGCGCGGAGCGCGGAGTACCAGGTTTGAATCGCGCCCAGGCGTTCCGAATTGCGTCGACAAATCTCATAGTTCTCGACTACCGATTCGGCGAGGTCTGCGACGGTTGCGGTGCCGGCAGGCTCCGCTTGATCGGGACCAGGGGTTCCGGTGGAGCCGCCAGGGCCGCTGGCAGCGGAGGCAATTCGCGCATGTAGGCCGGCGGCTTCGTCGAGCAGCCGAGCAACGCGAGCGTCAAGACGCTGATTACGATGATCGGAATCAGCCAGGGCAGCGGAAAGATCAGACGAGATGCGGTCATGCTGGTTCTGGAGTTGAAGGAGTCGGGAGTTGAGGTCGCGGGTGACCTGGGCGGTCACGGCCTCGGCGTCGGAGCGGGCGGCATTTACGGCCTGGGCTTGGCGAACTGCGGCGGCCTGGGCCTCCAGGTCGCGCCCGTCCTGGATCAGGGAGGCGCGATACCAGAGCCCGCCGGCCACGAGCGTCCCGAGTAGTCCAAGCACTACCAGGGCTCGGTAGAGCGGGCTCAGGAGCGGTGTTGACACACGAACTCCTCCAGCCCCGTGCCCTTCCAGATGGCGTACTGCAGGGCTCGGACCTTGTCTCGCAGGTCCTGGAGCGACCCGTCGTTAATGATCTGGAAGTCAAAGCCGCCAACGCGCTCGATACCAGCCTCGCTCGCGTGGTCCGCGACGGTGCGGCGGCCGTCCGGGCGGGACAGATGGAGGATGACTCCGCCGGCCGCGCGAATAGCGGTCGCCTCGTTCTCGAAGCGCACGTCAGAGATGACGAACCTCGTGCTGTCGGCCCTGGCGATTTCCTGCATGCATCGCTGGACCCAGAAGTCCTCGCAGACCAAGTCGCGGCCCCAGGCAGTGCCCAGGGTCTGCATCATTTGTCGCGGGCTCTTGCCGATCCAGGGGATCGTGTCTTCCTTCACAGGCTCCAGGTCCGCTCGCTTGATGCCCACAAGATCGCAGACGAACTGGCGAATGGGCTCAGCAAATGACGCCTCCCTGTAGCCCGCGTTCTCGACGAGCATGGCGGCCACGGTGGACTTACCCGATTGCGCTTTCGCCGCGATCCCGATGAGCGGGAACTTACCTTGCAAGTGTGTGTGCATTGAATGAGATGTCGTGAGGACCGCAGCGGTAGAAGACTCCACCGCCCTTCGGGTCGTATTCGTTGGGGCGCAAGATGCGGGCGAGTTGCGCCTGGGTCAGCGCGTCGGCTTCGTCCTGAGCAGGAAAATCCCGGTACTTCCCGGTCTTGGGCTGGCGATACCGAGCGACCACTTCGGGCCACCAGTCGCGCATGGTCGAGAAGCGGTCGAGCAGGGTCTCCGCGCCTTTTGGGCCGCAGCCGGTGCAGCCGGCGAAGCCGTCCGTGCTATCGCCCATGAGCGTCTGGTACATCCACTGCCAGTCGGCCCGCTCGGGGCTGATGGTGCCGACCTTGCCGGACTTCGGGACGTACAGGCGTCCCGGGACCGTCTTCATGTCCTTGTCGGACGAGATGATCGTGGTGCCCTTGCCGCTCAGGACGCCCATGGTGTCGTCGGCCTCCAGACCTGGATACCAGACGGCCTCGAATCGCTCGATAGCCCAGGCTTCGAGGGCAGCATAGTGCTCGGGCTTCTCTCCGCGTCCAGCCTTGTACGTGGGGAACAGGCCCCGGCGGAACAGGCCACGGGTGGGCGGCGAGATGACGAAGGTCATGCTGTCGCACTCGGCGGCTCGGAGCCACGAGTCGACCATGGAGACCAGGGTCTGCTTTGCCTCACGGAGGGTGGGCGGGCGCGAGACGGAGCCATCTTCGCTGTCCCAGTCCACGTCCTCCTTCTGGATGACGGCGGCCTTGAAGATCGCCTCATCCCCGTCGAGGAGTCCCCGCATCAGAAGGACGCGACCACCTTTGCGTCGTCCAGCACGGCCTGCAACTTCTCGCAGTTCACCGGCTTGAGGCTCGGGTACTTCGCGAGGATGCGCACGAGGCGATTGGCGCTGGACTTGACGTGCCAGTCCGGGCGGTCCTGGTTGGCGTGCATGTACGTGATGGTGTTGTCCGCCACGTCCTTCTGCTGTGCCGCCGTGCGGATGATGCTCAGCCCGTCGACCGCGATCTGGGAGATGCCGAAGTCGTAGTCGCCCACGTCCATCAGCGGGCTCACGTCCTCGCGTAGCACCACATTGAGTTCCTGGGTGAGGCCTGGAATGCGGATGTTGTAGCTGGGCGCATGCACGTACTCAGCGCTCGACTCGATGGTGCCTTTCAGCTGATAGGCGAGCTTGCCGCACAGTTCCCCGAAGTGCTGCTCCTGGCACTGCACGAACACGTCGATGTCCTTGACGTTGCCACCCAGGAACACGTCGCGCGGCGCACCGCCGCCGATGATGGCGTTGGGCATCACGAGGCGGATGCGGCGGCACAGGTCCGTCAGGAATTGGAAGTCGATCTTCACGCAGGCACCTTGCATACGTAGGCCTTACCTCGGAATTGCCGCTCCGGCTTGTCGCCGTATGCGGGAGGACCCTCGACCGTGAAGCCGGTAGGGGTGAGCTTTACCACGGTGCCCCTCACGAGGTCGCGGTAGAGCGCCCGCACGTAGACGACGGTGTCGCCCACGTCCACGGGCTGGTTCAAGCAGTCAGTGTGTTTCATGCCAGTTGGTTCCGATGTCGAACGCGCCGTCGAGACGGCAGCGAAAGTTGAAGTGCTCGCCTGCGCGAGTGATGGCGGCCATGCCGGCCTTGCCAATGAGTTCGGCCAGCTCGGGCTTGCACTCGATCTGCCATTCGTCGTGGACGTTGGCGCAGAAGCCGTAGTCCACGCCGTGCACGAGGCCACGCTCTGTCAGGTCCTCGTAGAGGAGAACCAGAGCGCACTTCATGACGATGGCGCCTGTGCCCTGCAGGAGGGTGTTGAGCGCCGCGTGGGCGTGGCGAATGCGAATGCGGCGACCATCGATACCCCTGACCCAGCCTTGCGACTTGGCCTTGGCGGCGATGGCGTCCTTGAGTTCCTTGAAGCCCTTGATACCGTTGATGAGCCGGGCCTTGACGACCTTGCCGATGGCGGTGGGAGACTTCAGGCGGCAGCGGGTGCCGGCCTTGTTCCACTCGATGGCCCAGGCCGGCCACTCTTCGATGGGTTTGCCGCTGGTGCGCCAGTCGGCGATCCAGATGTTCCCGGCCTTCTCGTCACCAGCCCCGTACAGCGAGCCGTAGAGAAGAGTCTTGGCGCCGTCGCGCGAGAACAGGTCGGTGTTCTTGCGGTTGATCGAGTGGGCGTCGGTTCCCTTGGCCTTGTCGCCTTCCAGCAGTTGGCGCGTGAGTTCGCCACCGTCGTACCGGGCGAGGTAGTGCGCAAGGACGCGCAACTCCAGACCCTCGGCGTCGATGCCCACGAGCTTCCACAGGTCGCGCGGAATCCACAGGGCACGCATGGATGCGTCCTTGTCGATGTTCGCACTGTTGGGGCGGCTGTGGGTCATGCGGCCCGTGACGGCGCCGTTGGTGTTCACGTAGCCGTGGACGCGGTCCTCCTCGTCGGCGTGGTGCAGCCAACCGCCGCCCTTGCCGTCCTTCTTCGGAGGCGAAGCCAGCTGGGTCCAGCGCTTCTCGGCGCGAGCGAACTGCACAAGGAGCGCAGCCTCTGGGAAGTCGAGCTTCTTGAGGATGGCTTCCGTCATGTTCGGGTTGCCCTTGTCCGTCGTCGGGAGGCGGTAGCCGTACTTGCGGAACAGCCGCCGGTCGACGTGGTACTCGCTACCGGGGTTGAACTCCTGGATGACGACCTCGGTGAACGGTGCCCCCTCGACGACCCCGTAGGCGGGGCGCTTCTCGGTGGCCTTGTAGTTCACGGACTTCTTGGGCGTCTTGGTCCCGGCACCGACGTAGATCGGCGGGAACACGCGCTGCAGTTCGGCGATGTAGCCCTGGCGCTCGGCGTCGATCTCGGCCGCGAGGCGGACCCCGGCGCGAACATTCAGCTTGAAGCCGTTGTCCATCTGCAGGTCCACGAGATAGAACACGTTGTGCTCCAGGTCGCACGACTCGCCCCAGTTGGCGACGGGACGCAGCTTCTGGTACAGCGCGATGGTCACGACGCCGTCCTGCTGGCAGTAGGCCCGCATGTCTTCGCTGTAGTGGTCCCAGCCACCGTCGTAGGCGCCCTTGAGGATGCCCATCTCGACGCCGTAGGACTCCAGCTTGTGCCCTCCAAGGCGCTCGGGGTCGCGGAGACGGCCTGCGACCATCGTGTCGAAGATCGCCCAGACAGGCACCTCGACTCCGGTCACCTTCTTAAGAGCCTTGCGGTCAAAGCCGATGCCATGGTGCGCAACCGTGCAGCGGCGGCGAGCTTGCTTGTTTCGTTGGATGTGGGATGAGAGGCGCGAGACGCCCTCGTCGAGCGAGGGGTACGCGGGGTCGTTGTCGGTGTAGGTCACAACCTCGCCAGTGCGGACGTTGCCGATGCACATGACATGGATGCGATCCAACACCTTCAGCAGGCCGTTGGTCTCCAGGTCCCACACCAAGTCGTCCGAGGCGAGGTCGCCCCAGGCGTTGGCGTGGTCCTGGTTCATTGGCAGCTTTCGCAGGGGCCTTCGAGCGAGCAGGCGCCGCCGGTCAGCGGGGCGTCGGACTCGAAGTCCAGGGGTTGCGGAGCCACATGGACGATCACACGGATCATCACAGGCGTGCGGCCGGAAGCGTTCACACGCTGCGCTGCGCTGTTGTAGGCGGCCTGCACGGCCTTGACGGGGTTGCCGCCGTGGGTCTGCAAAGAGGCGAAGCCCTCCATAGCGAGGGTGGTGTCGACGATGTCGACTTCGGGTTTGTTCGTTCCGGTCATGCGTTGGAGAGGCGTAGGTAGAAGGACCCGACGCGAGCAAGCTCGTCAGCGGTTCCGTTTTTCTTCAGTTCATTCGCCCGCCAAGAGACGACCAGGACGTTGCCCGGGACGTACCCCTTGCGTGGGCTGATGCGGTCGAGTGAGGGGGAGGCAGGGCCTGCGCGGCCCTTGGTCTTGCGCAGACGCAGCCCCAGGACGGGGCAGCGCTCGGGCACGTTGATGTCAGCGAGGGTCAGGGTGTGGCGGATGCCATCCCGCTTGGCGCGGTAGCGGGACGACTTGAGCAGCGAGCGTGCGACTTCGTCAGAAGTCGTTGTTGCTCGGCGCGTCATCGAACCCGTGATCCTTCTTCGGTGCCGGGCACGGCTTCAAGCGACCCGTCTTGGGGTCGTAGCGCAGGTAGTCGGCCGGACCGGTCTTGCCGCCCCGACGCACCTTCAGAACGCGGATCATTGAGACATCCCGCTCGTCCTCGTCTTCAGCCTGCTGGTCACGCTCCTTCGCCAAGATGACATCGGGCACCTGCTTGAGAGAGCCTGAGCCCTTGAGGGCGCTTAGGTTCAGCGCCGCGCCTTCCTCGGCCGAGCGCTCGCCGGACTTCTCCTTGCGAACGTGGGCAATGGCGATGACGCTCACACCGGTGCGTTCGATCATGGAGCGCAGCTTCACCAGGAGTTCGTCCTGGCCGTCGTTGTCCAGGCCAGTAGCCGCGATGGTCAGGTGGTCCAGGAAGATGAACTCAGCGCCGTTGAGCGCCATGAACTCCAGCTTTGCGAGGAGCGCATCGGAGTCGCTGGACCCAAAGTGGTCATAGGTCTGGTAGCGATCCGACATGCCCTCGGAGTCGGCGAACAGCTTGGCGATGCTCGCGTCCCACTGGGCGTCCGTGAGCATGTCCGGGTTGTCCTCCAGGTCCTCGGCTGGGATGCTGTGATCCAGCGCCACGAGGTACTTGCCGGTGTCCTCCACCGACTCCTCCAGGAAGACCATGCCAACGCGCTTGCCTTGGCACAGCATCGCGTAGGCCCACTCACGAGCGTCAGTCGACTTGCCGACACCAGTGCCGGCCGTGAGGACCCACAGTTGGCGGGGACGAATGCCGCGCGTCTTCTCGTTGACGAGGGGGTAGGGGGTCTGCCAGCCGGGTGCGGCCTTCGCCTTCAAGCGCTCCCGGGTCAACTCGTTCCCCGAGATGACTCCGTCCGGCCGGTGCGTCCTGGCGGACCACACAGCATCCAGGACAGCCGGTGCGCCTTTCTCGCGCAGCAGGTCGTTCGCATCCTTCAGGTCGAAGGGGGTCGTAATGACCTTGACCTTGCCGACCGGCAGCACGCGCACGCACGCTTCGACCGCTTCTCGGCCGGGCTCGTCGTTGTCGAACCAGAGGATGATCTCTTCGTAGCTCGACAGCCACTCCAGCTGGGCGGCCAGTGCCTTCGCTGCCCCTTGGGCGCCGTTCGGGACGGAGACCACCGGCCACTTCAGGCTCTGCGCCTGGGCGACAGACAGGGCGTCGATCTCGCCCTCGGTGATGACGATCTTCTTGCCGCCACTGCGCCACAGGTGCTGGCCGTAGAGGCCGGCCTGCTTCAGTGAGCCAAGGACGAAGAAGTCCTTGTCAGCAGTGCGCACCTTTTGAGCCACGGGCTCGCCGGCTGCGTCGCAGTAGGTCGCGACTTGGACGTTCCGTCCTTCGTGAGAAGCCACGGTGTAGCCGAACTTCCGGCACGTGTCTTCCAGGATGCCGCGCTTGCGGAGTTCGGTGTACCTGCCATTGCGGATCAACTCCTTCGGCCCCTTGGGGGCGGTGCTGGTGCGTGTGCTGCCATCACCCTGGTGGGTTTCCCCGCAGGAGAAGCAGTGCGTGTGGCCGTCGTCGTAGGAGGCGCAGGCGTCGCTGCTGCCGCAGTCGGCACACGGTCCCTTGGAGACCAGGGTGGACTCGGTGGTGTCGTCGAAGCTCACTGCTTCGGCGCCTCGCCCTTCTGCCGACGCGGCGGGTTCAGGAGTGCGTGCAACTCCTCGAAGGACATCTCACGGCGGATGCCCCGGCCCTTGACGAGCCAGCGACCGTTGGGGCGAGACTCCGCGAAGTAGCCGCGCTGCTTGAGGGTGGTGGGAAGGTAGGGGGTGTTCATTTCGCAGACGAAAAAAAGCCCCCAGGCCTTTCAGCGTGGGGGCGGGAGGGTTTGGCACCACCAGAGCCACGTACAGAACGCGGCCCAGAGGGCGATGAAGGTCACGGACGGCCGGGGAACCAGAGGTCCCACCAGAGGCGGGCAACCAGGAAGGGAAGCATCATGGTCATAGGGGTACCGGTGGAGGCATAGCCCCCGGAGGGAGGTCGCCGAACTGGACAAACAGCGCAACGTCGCCTTCCATGTAGCGGTGATATGCGGTGGTCCGCTTGACCACGTTCTTCGCGGCCTGAACAGCGACCTCACGGGCTACTTCCTCCAGGCGGGCCTGAAGGAGCACACGGTACTCGTGCTCGATCCCCTTGAGGACGAGGTCGCCCAGGACTTCCGGGGTGATCTGCGCAGTGCTCATCCGAGACGCCCCGAGTCAATGCGGTCGACGAGGAGGGCCATCTCTATCTCGCTGAAGGCGTAGACCTTGGCCTCGAAGCTCTCCTCGAAGCGCTGGATGTCGTGGCCGACGAACATCATGCCGCCGACCTTGTCTTCAACCTCACGGGCAAGCATGCGCTTCAGTTCGCGGTCGACGTGGTACAGAGGCATGCGGCTGAAGGCACGATCTGCAACGGTGAGCCGGGCGTGCAGCGCAGGGATGCCGCTCAAGATGCGCCTGACGCGGTCGCTCATCGGCGGAAGCCTCCACCGTAGCTCACGCGCGGCGCGGCGCTGGGCTTGTAGCCGCTGCTAAAGCTCGGGCTGCTGTAGCTGGGCTTTGCGACCGGTGCCGGCGCCGGCGCGATCTTCGGCGCGGTGGTCACCACGGGCGGCTTCACGCCCGGCGGCGCCGGTGCGGGCTTCTGCACTTCACGGATGATGGCCCGAGTGTGCGTCGGGTAGCTCGGAGCCGCAGCGGGTGCGCTGGGAGCCGACATGCGGCCCAGGAGATAACCGCCGACACCCCAGAGCCAGGAGTGGTCCGAGGACGCAGCTGCGGCCGGGGCGGCGCCAGGGGCGTCGGACGTCTGCTGACCGCAGGCGGCGAGCAGGGCGACGAGTGCGAGGGCGAGCAGCCTGCGCATCAGGCCACCAGCGAGTAGCGCACGTAGCGCTGGCCGTTCACGTCCTTCTTGTGCTCCTTCTTGACCTTGAAGCCTTCGTCGCTGATCTCGGTGATGCGGCGCGACAGAGAGCGCACGCGGTGCACGGCGCTGGCTTCCACGGCGGTGATGGAGCCAGCGGCCTTGAGGTGGTTCAGGACCACTCGGGATTGCGGGGTCAGGCGGGCGGCGTCGGGGATGCGGGGGGTGTAGAACATGGCAGCAGCAGGGCGTTGAAAGGTGGAGGGTTCGGTGACGTGCACCGAGCGGATGATGTGAAGCATGTGAGAAACGGGACCAAGGCCCCGAGAGGTCAGCGAGGGAACCCCGGATGGATCAGCCGCAGTACGCGGGCGAGGATGCCGGGCTTCCGCAGGTCGTCCGCCAAACGGCTGAAGACCACGGCGGCGATGGCAGACCGGGTCACGCGACCAAGTCGCTGATGGCCTTGGCGACCTTGCGAGCAGCCACGGCTTCGGCCCGGTGCGCGTTGGCCTTGGTCATGAGGGCGCTGGCCTGCTTGAGGCTGTCCTCGGCAGCGCGTTGCTCGCGGGCGGCGACTGCTTCGAGCGCAGCGATGGCCTTGGCAATGCCGGCGGTGATGAGACGGACGGAGGGGAGGAGGCGTGCGATGAGGTTCATGCGAGTGCAGTGATGTTGAAGCGGATGTGCGGCTGTTCGCCGGCTTCGGGGAAGCGCTTGGAGAGTCGGAGGTCGACGATCTGACGGTCGTCGCCGTACCAGCCTTCGTCCATCAGCGTGTCGAGCACGCCCTTGGCGAAGTTGTCCAGGTCACCCATGGGCGTCGTGTACTTCGACTTCCCGATGGGCTTGCAGACGAACTCGATGCCCACCGCGAGTTCGCCGAGGAGCTTGTCCACCTTGGGCAGACGCTCGGCGATGGCCTTGCGGTAGACCTTGTACGAGGCCGGGTAGTACGTGCCGAACTTCGAGACGCGAGGACGCGGAGCCGGGAGGGGCTCCACGTCGAGCACATGCTCAGAAGTCGTCATCGGCGGCCGGCGCGTCGTCACCAGCGTCGTCGCCCGTGCGGTCGTCGGTGTCCGCAGCCTTGGTGTCGCCTTCGTAGTCGTCCTCGCTGTCGAAGTCGTCCGTGCTCGATGCGGCGCGGCGCTCCAGCAGCTGCAGGGCGTTCAGGTACAGCGTGACGCCCTTGTTGGCGCCCGTGTCGTACTCGGCGGCGGCGATGGACAGCTTGCCGAAGTCGCCGCTCTTGGCCGTGGCCTTCAGCGGGTTCTTCTTCGCGTCGATCTGTTCCGGCTTGTTGTTGGACTTCGCGGACAGGACCCAGAAGCCACGCATGTTCTCGCGCTTCTCGTTGTCCTCGGCCATGGCGTCGCCGTCCTTGACGGGGCTGGTGTCCTTCTTACCCTTCGCGGCCTTGTGCAGGTCGATCAGCTTGCGCACGTAGGCGTCGTTGTTGCCTTCGCCCTTGGCGAGCTTCAGGGCGCACTTGAACTTGCCTTTGCCGAACTCGGAGTTGTCCGGCTTGTCGACCCACGCCCAGGTGAAGATGCCGGCGGGAGTGGCGCCCTTGTAGACGACCTTGGTCTTTGCTTTCTTGTCAGCCATGTGAATGTTTGCTTGGCCCGGGGAGGGGCGCGGTGTTGATGAGGGAGGAGGGGCCTTGGGCGAGCCGGTTGGCCTCTGCCCATGCGGGGAGGGGGAAGCCACCCGAGGACCGGGCAGCGGAGCCGAGGAGCGCAGAGGCCAGCAGGGCGCCGGCATGCAGGTCTTCGGGTTGCCGGCCCGACCGGCGCCACTCGCGGATGAACGCAAGCTGCGCGGCCTCGGCCATGCGGGCGACCAGAGGAGCGATGTCCTGCTGGCGCAGTCGGGGGAAGTGGGTCAACCCTGAAGCAGCGAGAAGCCGACCTGCGTCCAGCCCGGGGGCACAGTCTTCAGGCGCTCGACTGCGTGGAGGTTCCCCAGTCGGTCGCGGAACAGGTAAGCCTCGGCGGGTGGGCGCTTGACCGGCGGCAAGTTGCCGATGACCAGGGAGCGTTCCTTGATCCACTTGTGCTTACCCTCGTGGTCGTAGTTGGTCGACACGCGGGTGACGCCGTCCTCGTTTCGCAGGACGACCTCCAGGGCATTGGTGCGGAACACGACGGCCTCAACGACCTCGCGGGTCTTCGGGCAGTGGGCCGCGTCGCCGAGTACGAGGCTCTTCAGGAGCGGGACGCCTTCCTTCTCCTCGGACGGAGTGGTCTTCCCTACGAAGCGGACGAAACGCAGACGGAGGTCCTGGTTGACCGTCGAGTAGAAGGGGCGCCCATCCGGCTGGAAGCGGGTCTCCTTGCCGTTTGCGGCGGTGACCACAACGCTGCGACCTAAGGCGCAGATGCGCAGGTTACGGATCACGCCGTTCTTGGCGCGAACGCGAGAGCCGCTGATGGCGAACTCGGCGCCCTTGTTGAAGTCGACGAGAACGGCGTGAGCAGTGAGGTAGTTCATGAAGTCAGCAGGTAAGTAAGCAACTCGTGCTAGTTGTCAGGAAAAAAAGAACTCGGAGTCCCGCACGCAGGTCACGTCGAGGCTTCCGAGGGTGGGGAGGGCGGGTACGTCATCGACGCCTGCGTGATGCATGACGCTCTCGCGCCACTGTTCGAGCGCCGGGCCGGCGTACATCTGCACGAACTGGTCGCGGATGTGGTGGTTCAGGGTGTCGACGTGGCCGGCGTGCGTCCCGAACGAGTCGTGAACGAAAGCCATGTCGCGGATGCCCTCGGCCTTCATCGCCTGCGCGGTGAGACACAGGTGCGCCGCGTCGTAGCTGTGGACCACGTTCGGCGCCGCACTCGACTTCTGCTTGCGGCGATCCAGGCCGGCCTCCTCGTTGGGGACCGACACCTGGAACTTCACCAGCTTGGAGCCGAGTAGGGTCTCGATGCGCTTCAGGTCGCTCTTGCGATACGCCTGCCGCACGGTGAAGCCGGCGGGCGTGGTCCAGGCGAGGGGAATCTCGCGCTCAGCCAGAGACTGTGCTACCTCCTGGAAGTAGTTCATGGCCGCCCGGGGTGCGCCAATGTTGGCGTCCAGTGCGGCGATGACCACGTCCTTGAGGTACTCGGCGGCTTGGTAGCGCTCCACGCCGCGCTCGAAGTGGTCGCAGAAGCCATCGGCGATCAGTTGGTCCTTGATGCCGGGCGCGGTGACGCCGTAGGGGGTCGTCATGACAGCCCGCTTGACGGTCTTGCGCTCGACCTTGCCGAGCCACTTCTGCGCCAGCAGGCGCTTCGCTTCGTCGGGACCGACTGCGTCGAGCGCGATGCGCTGCAGTGCGACCTTCGCCACGTCGCCATAGATGTCCTCGCGCTTGCCGGTGGGCAGCACGTTGACGCAGGCGGCCGACAGCGGGTCCTTCATCATCGCGGAGAGGTGCTGGATGCCCGAGCACGTCGCGTCCAGGCGCACGGGGATGTGCGACTCGAAGCTGGCGACGGCGCGGGAGCCATACATGGCCTCGTGGTCGGCCATGCGGGCGATCTCGAAGCACAGGGCGAGGGCCTCCCATGGCGAGTCGACTTTGTCGTTCGCCCAGAAGTCCTGGCAGGCCAGGGGGTCCCGGGCCGTCGCGAGGATGTGGCTCAGGTTGTCTGAGGTCCAGTCGGCGCGAGCCTGCAGCGCGATCTTGTCCTGGCCGAAGGCGTTCGCCAGGGCAACGTAGAGCCACCACTGGCCGTTGGCTCCGATGCGCTGCTTCTCTGCGAAGGTCAGCAGACCCTTGACCAGCGAGTCGCCCTGCGTGTGCAAGTCCTGGGCGGTCGGATAGACGCGGCCACGGAAGTCACAGGTGTGCGGGAACCACAGCACGTCGGCCTTCGCCAGCTGCTGGCCCAGGTCGAGCATGCGGAACAGTTTGAATCGCTCGCCCTCCATCTGCTTGTTCTTCGAGTAGATGTCGGCGCGAGGCTTGATGTACGCGGCGAGGGCCTTCTTCCCCTCGGGAGTCTTGTCGGACTTCAGCGCCTGATAGGCGGCGTCGTCCAGGCGGGGAAGCTCGGGAAGGTTGTTGGCGGGCGGGATGCTCGCGAGGGCGTGGCCGTCTTTCACAGCGGCCTCGACCACCCCCAGGACTTCTCGATTCAGCGTCCAGCGTGTCTTCTGAATCCAGTTGAGCGCTTCGAGCGAGGCGCCGTCCAGGGGGCGGTCAACGGCGCCCGTGTGGGCGCTTCGGTGTTCGGGGGCCTTGACGGCCCGGGTGCGGAGAGAGAGGTATCCACCAGTGATAGTCATGTGAGCAGCAATAGGTCAGCGTGCCCCTACGAGGGGGGCGAGGGTGGGTGGGGAGGGGGAGAGGGGGTCTCTTGGGAATCGAACCCGAGCGACAGGCTTTCGGCCTGCCCATTCACGCCCGATGACGGGCTCCGCTACCGATCAAGGCGGCGGCTGGCGCCGAGCCAGCAGAGACCATGTGATGCGCCCTGAAGGGCGTGTGGGTAACTCGTGCTACTTGAGGACGAGCAAACGAGCGCTCAGACCTCGGCCTTCGGCGGGTAGGTCTCGTAGGCGGCCAGGAGTCCAGCGGCAATGGCCTTCGACAGGGCCGGGTAGGTCCCCGGGTCGCCGAAGGCGGTGCCAATGGGAACTTCGATGGCGATCTGGTGCCCCTCGGGCGTGGTGATGACGAACTTGTTCATGTCAGAGGCTTTCGGCGAGCAGGTTGAGGAAGTCGAAGCGGAGGGCTTGGCGCTTCCTGCTGGAGAGCGCATCTGCGCGAACGCCGAACGGGTTGAGCAGATCGCCGTTGCATGCGACGCTGTGGTCCTGCAGCAGAGCCTCGAAAGCGCGGCGGTGAGGTCCGTGCCACTCGCTGGTGGCGCCTTCGATGGCGTGGCACATATAGGTCGTGCCTGAACCCGCCTCACCGTCCCACAGAAGGTCGGCGGCGGCTTGGAGAATTTCTTTGGTCAGCAGTTTGGGCATGGTGTTGTCAGCGTTTGGTTGAGAGGAACGACGCTCAGGTCGTCACCTTGTGGGGGTTTATTCGGCAACTCGTGCTACACGAGCGCGAAGCAAAGCCCCGCCCGAGGCGACGGCGATAAGGTCGTCACCTTGCGGGGGTTTAATAAAGCAACTCGTGCTACTCGTCGGCCGCAGAAGACGCGCACTCCTCCCCGGACTCTTCGTCCAGGAGGGGCGCCGCCGTGGGCAGGTACTCGTAGTCGCGGGGCTCGCAGATCATGGGTAGCAGGAAGGGCCGCGCCATCTCGTTCTGGTTGTGCCGCTGAGCTACCCAGGCGCGGGCGGCGTCAGTCAACTGGAACATGAGCTTGGTCTTGACGCCGTCCTTGACCTGGGCGACCTCGAACCACCCATCGAGTTCGACGAGCAAGCTCAGGAGGACCATGCCCACGCGCACGCGGGTCGGTTGCGACCAGTCGCCCTTGGCAAACAGATCGGCCTTCTTCGACCACTTGGTGAACACGCGCTCGTCGACCTTGTCGTTGCGCTTCACCATGAGTTCGTAGAGGTTGGCCTTCCAATCCGCCTGGGCCTCCTGACGCTCCTTCTCGGCCGCCTTCTCGCGGGCCTTCCAGAGCCGAAGTTCGACCTCGTGCATCACCTTGCCGCCCAGGTCCAGGGCACAGCCTTGCAGCTGCGCCGGCTCGCACCGGGACAGCGCGGCCATGATGGTGACCACGGCCAGGACCTCGGCCGGGAGAGCCAGGAGCGCCCAGGTGTCGTCGGGCGTCTTCTTGAGCTTGGGGTCGGCCATGGCCTCGTGGGCCTCGGCCTGCTTCGTCTCGATTGCCTGGGCCAGCGGGACGATCAGGTCGTCAGCGATGCGCTGGCCCGGCTCCAGGCCGGCGAGTGCGCGGTCGACCTTCTCGCCCTTGCGGGCACCGCGCTGAACCTCGCGCTTCAGCGAGTCCCGGTAGCGCCAGATGCCCCGGGTCTTTTGATAGTCTTCCCATTGGCGCTGGGCCTCCAGGTCGTGCGGGCCGTTGGCGGTAGGGACTGGAGGGGCTTGAGGGACTTCTGCAGGGTCCCTAAGTTGTTGATCCGGTTGGGCAGCGTCGGTCAGCATCTTGAATTTCCTTATGAATCAACGGGTTAGCCGCCGTCTGGCGTTCTTTTAATCCGTTGGTCACTGGTTCGAATCCAGTACGTCCTACCAGACCCTCTTCGAAATCCTCATGCACCAGCGGTGCCTGAGGATTTTTTCTTGGCCGA